TAGATTCAACATCAGATGTCTCAGCTCTACCTGTAGATACCTTTCCAACTGGGGATTTTTCATCACCAGGATAGTTACCGACTTTTTCAGCTCTCGATTTAAAATAATCAACAACCTTATGAGGATCAGCATACTTATCAACATTGTTTTCAATCAATGAATTCATGTACTTCATAAAATCTTTATACGCATTCTGCTTATCATACTCAGCTTTAAGCTTTACATGATGAAGAAGACCTTCTGCTTTAGCAGATACATGCGCCAGATCAACAAGTCTGTGATAATCATGTGATATAAGGTAGTTCTCAGGAATTCCTTTCTCACCTAAGAAGTGATTCTCAAGCTCTTTTAATTCCTGATTGGTTGTTAGATGTTTCTGCCTATTATCCTTTAGATCTCTTAACTTACTAGAGGCCTCATCAATTTTAGCTTCATACGAGCTATCTCTACGAGCTAGTTTTCTGTATCTACCTATCTCAGTCTTTAGTCTATTTATCTTACGTTCTTGTAATGCTCTGAATCTAAGGTTTTTTGGAATGGCATGTGGAAGACTATCTAATTCATGATCTACATTCTTCATATGCTTAAGCAAACTCTTCTGAGATAATTCATGATATTCATCTATGTGATCTAAGTCAGCTTTCTTTCTAGCTTTGGCAAATCTCTTTAAGTTTTCAGGCTCTTTAGCAAGCCTCTTGTCCATATAGTCAACAAATCCGTTTAACCCATCAATAAACTTGGAGTTTTCAGATTTAAAAAAGTCAATTCCACTAGCAGCAACATAATCACTCAAGGTAGATTGAAACTCTCCAGTAGCACTAGAAGCTATCTGATCCATCATTCCTGATTGAAAATCATCGAAATGACTTTGCTTAATCATGTTAATAATAACCTTCTGATCAGCATGATTAATATTATATCCATGCTTCATAAGCATATTCACACCTTTTGTCTTTAGTGCATTCATATCATCAGGTTTTTCTAGATACATTTTAACCCATTCATGAACTTCAGGGGTAATCTCATTCTTTTCTAACGCATCGTCAAACTCACCCATTCTATGGGCGTCTCCTGGCATTGGATTATTATATTCTTTACCGAATGCTTTCTTATGCTTTCCAAATGCTAGACCAGCAGCCATAGGTACCAATTCAAATCCTATAGATAAAAGTCCATTGGATAGTACTTGCTCAGCTGCGCCAGGGATATTATATGAGTCTGTCTTTTTATCATAGTTATCTAGCATGGCTCCAGGAGCCGTGATGGCTGAGCCTGCAAACATGGCCTTCATGATATTCTCACCAACTTCACCATATGTTTTTGATGACATTTTTCCACCAAAGTTCTGTATTGGCGTTCTAGCTAATGCTGTAGCTTCAGATGATGCCATTCTTGATACACCAGCACTTACTGCTTCAGCTGCTCTAAATGATGGCTTTATTAGAGCAGCATCAGATACTGGATTAGCATAGCCTAAGATAGATGCGAAAAAGTCTGTAGTCTGTTGACCCCATCCTAGGTAAGGAGTCTGTAAGGCAGCATTTGATACTTCAAATATATCATCAAGTGGATTTGTAGAAGGGGTATTATGAAGAGCATTGTTTATATCAGTGCCAGCGCCTTCGAAAGCTTGAGTTACTTCAGATAAATTAAAATTAGATCCAGCTTTAAATAAGTTCTTTTGAAAGTTTGGCAGTACTCTTGAAGCCTGAGAGAAATCCATGCCAAGCATGCTCTTTTCAGTGTTGTATAAGAATCTTGGTAACTCAGTGGCTGTTTCAGCAAATGACATCCAAGCCGACTTAAGTACACCAGGAGTTCTTAGCCTTGCATCCTCCCTGGCTGATCTAATAGAGTCTTCAGTTAATTGATCATTTTGCATCTCAGGCATCTAAAACCCCTCAAATGCAGATGATCTCATTGATGCCCATTGCTGTAACTCATCAATTTGATCTTGGGTTGGATCATATGGATGGTGATAATGAATGGCACTATTCTTAAGTTGTTCGCTATATGGCTCATTGTATAATGTATTATTAGCCTGATCCTTTACAACAAGGTGATTATTTTTATCCATATACACTGTCATATCTGTTTTAGACAATCCAGCTCTAGTCTCAATGCTGTCTTCATTATTCCCAGCAAAGTTCTTTGTTGCCTCATTAATTGCATATGTCTGAACCATGTCTTGTTCTGCAGTACTTAAGTTAGATACTTGGCTCATATTGAATGCACCATGCCATCTATTACTTAAATTGTATGCAGATCCTATTTGCTCTGAGAATTCATCAATATACTTATCTACATTAGAAGAATCTAAGTTTTCACCTGAGATTAATGTTTTAAATTTTATATAGTTCAAGGCACTTTTAGTAAATCCTTGAACTCTTTGAGCTGAGTTATTACCACCTGCTGCTGTAAGTTGAGACATAATTAACGGCAAGTTAGATTTGATCTGAGCTGTTATTGTGTTGTCACTAACCTCTCCTCCTGTTTTTAATCTAGAGTAATCTTGCCCAGCCTGATTAGCCATAATAAAATTTTTCTGAAATTCGGGCTTCATATTATTGTAATATCCCAGGCTCAAAGCATAAACAGACTCTCTTTGAGCTGGATCTTTAAGCTGGTTAGACAGATTTCCATATAAGTTGGGGCTCAATTTTGATATCTGATTTAATGCTAGCCCAGGGTCTCCATCCATATTAAAAGAAGATTGAACATCATTCATTATATTTGGCAAGATTGCATGTATCTTATTAGGATCCATATGCATACCTTGAGCAGTAGAAACTATATTCTCCATATAGTTATTATCTGCCTTAGCTAGCATTCCTTGCTTCACCATAGCGGCGGCTTCAGGTGAAAGCTCATAAGAAACAAAGGAATTAGCAGCTGCTTTTTCTTCATTCCATCTTTCTGTAGCCTGTGCTCCCATGCTTGTATTGTTTATTACAGATAGAAAGTCACCGGTTTCATAATTCTTCTTATAGTTTTGATATACCTGTAGCTCTGTTCCTTCAGAAGTAGAAAGGGTAGATTTATTGTTTAGCTCATTAATTCTTTTATCAATATCAGTGATTGGAGTATTGGATTGTATATTAGAATGAGCATCTATGGATCCTTTCCACTTGTTTATGAATAAATTCCATTTTTCAGGAGATGCCTTATTCATCTCATACTGCATTAATTCTGGTGTAACCTTACCTTCTAATATCTGATTATTCATTGCTGTATCATCAAAGTTAGTTTTAGCATGATTAGCGAGAACTGCAGTACCATGGTTAGCAGGTGAGCTTGATATATTCTCATCATTTCCAGAAAAAGCATTATAAGATGATTTATTTATATCATGTGCTGTATTGTCAGTAGACCCAATCATTTCATGCATTTGCTGTGCTCTATCATACAGCATGGCAATAGACTGATTTACCTTCATAGCAGCTTGAGGAGTGATTAACTGATCCATTGCAGCATTGGTAGCATTCTGCTTTATAGACTCAATAAGGATCTCTGCGCCCTTCTCATCCCCGCTCATCAAAGCATTTGATAGATCGGACATGTTTTCATTGTATGCAGAATAGAAATTCATTACATTTTGCATACGATTTTGTCTAATACCAATTTCTGCAGAATGCATATTCAATGTATTATTAGCGCCATCAACTATATAGTTTAGTTTTGACCTATCTGATGAACTCATTTTAGCTTGCTTTACAGTCTCAAAATTTGCCCGTGTATCCTTTGCAATCTGTTCAGCTTGGCTAGGATTCATCTTCATCTGCATAATAGCTTCAGATGATATCTTTGAAGTTTGAGCATTTGCATTCATCAAAGCAGAGCTACTTTGCTCTTTTTGAATAGACTCTGCAGCTTGGAATGATTTTCCTGATACCATATTGAAGATCTGACTCATAGCCTCATGGCCAGAAGCCTTGCTAGCAACATTGGTTCCTTGAAGCACTGAATTGTCTTGAAGTTGTGCAAATTCTGCCACTTAAAATCCTCCGCTAAAAGAACTCTTATATTTCGAAAAATTACTAGAAGATAATGCATTACCAGCATTTTTACTAGATCCAGATGATGATGGGCCACTAAGCCTTCCAGCTCCTAGAGATGCAAATGACATAGCCATACTTGCTGTCGCACCAAATAATTTGGCATGAGCAGTATTTCTTGCATTCTCTTTCTCTGCCGATGCACTATATTCTGTTAACTCTGACTCAGTATTAATATTGTCAAACTCTTTAGAGCTTATGTTTAAAGTGTTTCGTTGAATAGCGTTAAAACTTGGAGAGTTCATTCCAATACCACGAGTGGTTGCTTGAGCTACTTGTCTATTTAATACTTTTTGAGTATTGTCATACACACTTGCCTTTTTTTGAGTCAATTGTAATTCTTTCTGCTTGGCTTGTATGTTAATTTGCTCTATTTGAGCTTGTTCAGCTAGTGTTGTTTCATACATTCCAGCTATATTTGCAGCAACACCTATTCCTGCCGCGATCGCTAAAAACATAATAATCTCCATGTATAGGATCTATGATCAATTATGATACTACACTTTTTACACTTATGAAACTTTTTTGGAGACAATATCGTAATCTATGCCTAATATCTGTAGATCAAATGGTGCGTTCTGAGTAATTTTTAAGGAATAAAACTTATTCCATCCAATAACAGGGTAAATTGTAGCGGTTCCTGTCTGTGGTTGGGGGGGAAGCTGGTTTTGAACATCTTCATATGTTTGGTATGGGACTAAGGTATCATTTATTGAAAAGTTAATGCTATTAAAGTAGTCAACATTGATCTCTGTTATTTTTTTCTTCCAGCTAGATTTTCTAGATCCAGCAAACAGATACATGGTATCTATCTCAACCGGATACAATAGACCAACAAGAACATCTCCTGAAAATCCATTCTGATTAAATACTGTTATTTGACCACCAGAAACAATGTACTCACCATAGTCCTGCTCATCAAATATAACAACAACCGTATATCCATTAAGATCATCTAAGCCATTGATAACGCCAAATTGATCCATTGTTGATTCAATGTAGCTATCAATCTTCACATCCTCTACAAATTTCTCTAGTACGTAGTTACCATTCAATGTGTATTTCTTCAAAAGAAATACTTCATTATCTATAGTAAAGATATCTAGAACTTCGACAATTGGGCTTCCACTCTCGTTTGATTCAAACTCAATCGGAGTAAATGCACCTAGACCTGCTTGTTTTGCAAACTGGAAAGATGTAATTGTCTCATCATCATTGAGTATGTAAACAAAGTTATCTTGAGAGCTATCACTTCCACGAAGAAGAGCTCTATTTCTAGGATTCTTAATTAAATGGCTTGAAGCAATAGAGATATTTGTAGCTGTGTATGCTTGTCCTATACCATCAAATCTGTAATCAACAAATGAGTTTCCTGTCTTAGCAACATAATAACTATTATTAATATAGTTAATAGGCTTAAATGTATCTGAACTTCCGTATGCATCCTGCTGTCTAATAGTGAATGTTGTGGGCGTTAATGCTGTATTAACATCCTGAGGAGCTACAAAGTCAAAGTTCTTAGTATAGATCTCTAGCTGTTTACCAGGATTTAACCAGGTAATACCACCTGTATTGGTTTGTCCAATAGAGTAAATAATTGCATCAGTATCTTCGCCAACGCCAACATCAAAGTTAATAGGTTTGTTAATCTGTGAACCAAACACGAAACCAGGTAATGACGCGCTATTACCAAACCAAAGTCTGTTTTGATATAAGGCCACTTTTTTAGGCCATCCTAAGTTATCATTCCATGCAGGTTGCTTAATACTAAACTCTGAACCTTTTGTTGAATTATTGATTATTTTAAATGGAATTCTGACATCGCCAGTAAATACTACTTTTGATCCATCCCATGGAATAACATTTGATATAATCGCATAGCCCAAAGGGTCTTCGACACTATCACCACCACCAATTATCTGACCACCAATCCAGTCTGTAGTAAACCCAGGGTCACTTGCTAACCCTGTGAACTCAAAGGTAATAGTAGTCGTATCCCCTGTTAGACTTACAGTAAATAAATCGTAATTAATCTTTCCAAAGTCCACAGCTGGAAATGGAAATATATTAAGTGCCTCAAAGGCAAATACTACAGGGCCATAGCTCTGAACAAATATTCTACTAGGAGCATTGTCGCCAACAGTAAATACAATAGAGTCATTGTCTTCAGTATAATCTAATAACCTTAGATCATTTGAGCTATAAGGAGATGCGACAGTTTGGTAGAATGAAACAACACCACCCACAACAGTAAATATGTGGAAATTGAAATTAGCAGATAAGACGATATAATAGTTATTGTTCTTGTCTGTAAGTTCATATCCTGTAGAATTATTTTCAGCATAAGTATTAACATTAGATACTGACTTAGTTCCTTTTCGTTTCTTTGCAAGACCTGTACTACCAACTTCAATATTTAAAAGTTTCTGAGCTGCTTTTAGGTAATCTTCAAAGTCAGTCCTCTTATAGTTGACGACATCGACCTCACCCATGCTGAAACTTGTTTGCCTAACTGTGCTTGTAGACATATAATTTCCTATACTACAGTGGTTCTATCGTAATCATTATATGGTTTACTAACGATGTATCTTTCCATATCATTTCTAGTAATAGCATACCCTTTAGCTATCTCGAACTCAGAATATAGCTCTCTAGTTAGGTCCTTATCTTCAGTGAGAACAAGAGCCGTATCGTAAGCTATGAATAATACCAGAGCTCTGTAGTAGAGCGTTGATATTGCTGAAACATCAACATCATTAACAATATAATAGTATGTAATATTAGATTCATTTGTTGAAATTAGACCATCTGATATGAAGAATGGTAAAGCAGATTGATCTGAAAAGTTATAGTCAAACCCGCCCCAGTTAAGCATATGTCCATAATCTGCGGGCAGTTGAAATGTATTAGTATAATCAGCACTAAAAGGTACAGTAATTGGCGTACTATCTTGTACGTATTTTACTGCAAAGTTCCATATCGTAGTTTCTAGTAGGACCGGATGAAGTAGATCAATCTTTAAATCTAATAACTTAGCATCATCACTGTCATTGATATTTGTAACAGGAAGTCTGCCTATCTTGCCCAAGGCTTGGTTAACAATTGATAGTCTTGATATCGGCAACATAACCTTTCCTATTTATATTAAAAAGGGGGAGATCAGGGGCTTTAATCCATCACTCCCCCACGAGAGGGAGACGTTTATGGATATGCGACTAAGCTATAGTCAGATCCAGCAACTTCAACGAAAAATGTAGCAGCAACAGCTGTAGCCAAATCATCAGTCGTAGCAAGATAGTTCAACTGAACAATATCAAGACGCTTAATAACTTTCTCTGCAGCCTTATCATTTAAATAACCAACAGCAGTTAATGTTACTAAATCATCTTCAGTACTTGCATTAAATGTAACAGGAGCCGTACCTGCTACACCAGCTGTTAAAGGCGTGAATGTATCAAAATTACTCATCTATATATCTCCTAAATTAGTTTTGTGCGAATGGGTCATTTACTTGCATCATCGCGATACCATTAGACTGGATCACATTAGAGCCTGTAGTAAATGTCGTTAACAATTCCCAGCGATCTTGTTGTGCAACCCATGTAATTGTAGTCTTAACGTCCCTGTTAAAGCTTTGAACAATCGCATATTTATGGACTAAAGGAACCAAGTATTGATTGGTTGGAACACCACCATCACTAGGGATTCTATTGATACCGTTCTCACCAACAAAACGACAATCCACATCAAGATATGTTTGAATACGGTTGTTAGTTAAAGGTTTAACATCGTTATAGAAGAAGTTAACAATACGATCATCGTCTTGCATAGATTTCTTCAATTGAGCGGGAGCCCACATACTGATGTCATACATTTCCATATCATCAAAGCCTTGAGCTTCAAGATACGATAATGCATCAGACATCTTACCTTGGTTAATACCAGTGTTAACACCAACAGTAATAGGCACAGTATATAAGCTTGCAAGTAGAGCTGGATCAGAATAGATAGCATTTAACTTAACAAAGTCATTCATACGGCCAGCAGCTTTCGCATGTAATCTCGCGTGCGTAACAATCTTGTCATAGTTAAATAATGTCTCTTCACCACCACCGATAACCGTTTTAAGGTTATAGTCTTTAGTGATTACTGGAACATTGGTTTCTTCAACTGGGGTAATTTGAATATCAGTCGGTGCAAAGTTAGACTGATTCATTTCAATTTCATCAGACACAGGAACATTCAAAGTTGTACCATTCGTACCATGGCGCTCTTCAATTGTGTCGCGTAATTTCTCACTATTTTGGTATTTTGTGGTTACTTCTGTATTAAATAACTCACTTGCGGCATCCAAAGAACCGATTTGTGGCGTAGGCATAGCATTGACTCCTAATAACAGGTTAAAAATTAAGTATAATAATTAACTATCAATCAGGTTATCCGTGAGGGGCTGAAAATAATTTGATCTATCGTTTGGGTTATCCAAAAATGGGGCCAGATTCCAGATATATCAATAGTACAAATATTTGAGCTTTAAGTCAACACTATGCCTTATTAAACTACTATGAATTCCTTAGCTTGGCAGCTTGATTACATAATTCAATGTATCTAGCCCGCTTCTCTGCGCTTCCAGGGTCTTTTGTCGTCTCCATAGAGGCTTCTCTTAGCTGAGCATCCATATCGAACTTTTTACCAGGTGTAGAGTTAGCATCCATTCCTGGAACTGAAGTATTAAGCTTGTTAGCTCTACTATCTAGCACAGCACTAAGTGAGGATTCATCTGTAATAACCTTTGTTAGGATGTCACCTTTAATGGAATCACTTAATCCTTTAAGGTTATCATTGATGTAAGAATTAACTAAATTAAGTTTTTCTTCTCCAACCGAAGCTTTTCGCTCCTCAATTTTGTTTCTATAATCGGTATTAGCTTTATAGAGCTTGTCAGCAGCCAGGTTAAACTGGTCTTGATTAAGCCCAGCATTTTTAGAGAGAGAGACAATATCATTAATCGCATTTTCATCTAATTCAATTCCTTCTGGTAATGTGTATTGTTCTGGAATGGCCGTCATTCTAGACAGCTTTTCTTCAAGTTCTTTATTCTTAATGTGAACAGGAAGGCTTGAGTTGTATCCCTTTTCTAACTCTTCAACTGTTGCAAACTTCCCAGCATACAACTTAGGCTCTTCTTCAATTACTGTTGTTGTGTCTTGTATCTCTTCTGACATATTAGTTTCCCTCATAAATGTTAAGTTTAATCTGAACCTCATTTATACATCGTTTTATATCTCTAAAGACGGATCTTCGCCCATCTTGCCATGCGAATGGAGCTTCTGAAGAATAGTTATCAGGCTCCTCCATACACACAGCCTCAAACATTCTTCTTAAATATTCTCTGCCATGATCAATTTCTTCGAACAACAAGTAGGTATGATATTCTGATCTATCAATCTTTCCTTCTTCAAGTAGGTCAATAGCTTCCATCTAGAATTGCTCCGGAGTAGTTTGTGGTAATTGAACATCAGCAGCTTGAGTACTTGGAGTAGGTAGTGCACCTTGCTGCCCAGCTTCACCCATAGCTTGCATAAGTTTATTCATTGTATCTTTATCTTTGAACAGCTTAGCAGGAAGATTACTGTTCTCAGTCATAAATTGATTAGCTTCTCCCATATCAACAGAGGCTAATGCGGCTCCCTCACCAAAGAACTGTTGCTTCATCTGTAAGTTCTGGGCAAAGTTATCTAAGTTCTCTTGCTTCTGTATATTAAACAGAGGAGATTTGAAGTCAAACCTAAGCTTTGTAACATCTATATCATTAATGTTACGCTCTTTAGTCAGCAAGCTTCTCTTAGCTAAGATCTTAGCGCATGTTTCAAATACCTGCTTTGGCAGTTCATTAATAATTCTGGACATATCAGTAGCACTTGAGCGCTGTGCTCTATTCTCTCTGATGGATATTTCAGTGGCTGATTTTACAGGAGAATCAACCTCACCAAGAGGGTCAACCTGAAAGCCCTTAATGATCTGATTTCTAAGGATCTGTTCATGCTCCATTACCTCTGGATACACTGGCATCTGCATAGCTTCTAATGGGTTACGCTGTCCTGACTGTCTTGCAATCATAGCGCCTGACAACTTTCGTAAAGACCATGGATTCAACATACTGTTACTGTCGTAGAATAGTATAGGATCAGCCTTTAGTGCTTTGTTCTTACGGTCGTCTCTAACCATTTGGTTCAAGTCAACAATCAAAGGCAATAGATCTAACCCAATTCCTCTCCCTTCACTCTCACCAGGCCTAACTTTATCTCTAAAGATAATTATCTGCCTGTAATCAACCTCAGTCTCAAATATAGGTCTATGGGCATCCAGATCAGGAATGGTAGCAAACACATAAAACTTATCTTCTGCTAGCTCAATCTGGTTATACAGAACTGAGTATGTATTTCCAGGGTCCCTAGTTACTGTTTCCTTAACTCTTCCGCTAATATCCGGGAAGTCTTTAAGGATCTTGTAACCAATCATTACAGTCTCTACCCAACAAGTATTAATAACATCGCTTGATGTTTGCTCGATATAAGTAGACACGGAAGGTATTGACCTGAACCTAAGCGGCATATCATCGTTAGGACTATCAACATACAGCACCCCAGTTCCGCCAACCAAATCTAAATTACTTCCATACGCTTCACGCGAAAGATTACTGCCGTTGATATAGTACATAATTCTAGAGTTTATGGAGTCTATAGTTGGTTGAGCAGCCACGATCTCGTTCTCATCCCACATATGAGGATCCATTGTGAAGCTTCCCCAAACTCTATCTTTGGGAATGAGCAAAGACTGAAGGTCATTTGCCCTTTGATCAGCTGCCAAAATAGGCGTAGAGTCCCAAACTTGTTCAGTTGTAGGCTTACCTACATCTGTATAATTCCACTTAACATTAAACGCGTCCCTGTCGGGTAGCACATAATCATATAATCTTTGGTAAAGCCCAAGCCATCTATCTTTATAATCACGGGCTTGGTTATATC